TAGCTGAACATCGCCCCCTGGAAGTCTTGGTTGCCTCTCATCTTTCTTGTCTGGGTCGTTCTTGGATGGCTTCAGATCGTAGCGGCCCACACGGGCGGCGGCGAAGGATTTTTCAACGGCCTGCTAAATGCCAGAGGCGCTCTGCGATGACTTCACGGCTGCGTGCGCGACGTGACGGTTCGATTTCGAGCAGGTCGCAGACGTCGTCCATCCACGCATCAAGGTTGATCGCATACAGCGTGATGTCCGACAGCGGACGGGTTACACCCGCCCCCGACAGCTTGGGCTTCGATAGAAGTAGGTTTGCCGGTCATCGTCGATCTCGACCTCGACCTCCTGCTCACTGTCGAGCACCGGCACCAGGATGGATGTGAGGTGGCCATCGGCAACCATCCATCGTCGCGAGAGGAAAGCTACCGCTTGTCCACGCAACTCGTCCGCCAGCAGCCTTTCCTCCAGGCTGCGGGCATGCTCCAGCACCAGCAAGTATGCCGAATGCAGCATGGCAGCCTCAGTATTGGCGTGCGCAGTCGAGTTTCATGAGCTGTGCAAACACCAGTTCACTATCGGCCTTGGTCAGCTTGGCATCATTGAAACCGTTGGGCGTAGTGATCTGCACCGTCACGTCGTGCGCTTTGCGATGGGCTGTCCTGGCGATCCGGAAGGTCAGCTTGACTTGCTTGATGACGTAATTCGTCAGATCGACGAGCGGATAAGCTTGGCCCGCCACCTCGTAAATGTTGCGATCCTCAAATCGGTCACGCTTGATCAGCAGCGGGTTTTCCACGCGGCGGGCAATCAGCCGGTTTTTCAGGGTGGTCTGACGCACTTCGGGGTTGGCAATCAGAATCTGCTTGATGTCGATGGATTCAATGCCGTCAATGCGATCCTTCTTGAACCGCGCCAGGATGGCGGGCGTGCAAAACCCCATGAGATCGAACTCGCGCATCGGCATGGCGTGAATGTTGCCGTCTCCACCCAGCAACACGTCACGGAAGGCCTTGGCCAGCTCGGGGCGCACGGTTTCATCATCACTGAATACCGCCAACTCGCCTTTGCTGGAGTGCCAGGAATAGCGCACACAGACCGTCGACGAGTCATCCACGTCGGTGTCCTCGCCATCGATGATCTTCGGGTAGGGAATGTGCTTGCCGTTGAATTTGGCCGACAGCGTGAACAGCAACACCGGCGCATCGGGGGCATCACTTTCCCTGTGGGCAAACGGCTCGACCAGGATGTCCTCTGCCTTGACCTGCGGGAACAACTCCGCCAAGCGCTGTTTCAGGCTTTCCACTGCCGCTTCGCCCAGTGAAGGCTGCGCGCCCTTGGGGCCAAGGTAATGGCTGGAGTATTTTTCGCTCTGAAAATGCCGCAGCATCTGCTGGCGGCGCTCGGCGTGATCGAAGCGGTCCTCCGTCGCCTCCGAATGCGAAAACTCTTGTTCCAGGTACAGGTACAGGGCCCGGCTATATTTGTCGGACGGGGCCGCCAGAACGGCAGCATCGTCAGGATTGCCCGCATCCATCAGTTCCGTTACCGCCATTGCACCGTACTCGTCGGCCAGCGGCGCGCTCAAGGCGCGCCTGGACTTTCATCTCCATCTCGGCCACCAGTGCAAACAGCGCGTTGCGCGATGGAATGGGCAGCGAACCTTTGGCGGCATCGGTCAGCGCCTGCGCGGCAGGGAGCGCCTGGCCATGCGCCGATTCCAGAAGCACCCGGAGCAGCATCGGGCGCTGTACTTTGCGGGTGATGTGAACGAGATGCTCCAGATGCGGCAAAGTGGTTGGGCCATTGTCCTTGCCGCGCGTCCGGGGCTTGCCATCTTCCTGCTCGGCAACCGCAGACACGTCGCCGGATTGGATGGTGTTCAGTTCGATGGTTGTCATACACGCCACTCCTTAAAAAACAATGTGCGCGATTGCGCGAAGAGTTAATAGAGGGGTTCAAAAAATGCCGACCGAGGTCGGCGTGGGATGGTTGGGGGCAATGTTCAGCGCAAGGCAGCCCCCGGTCGAGTGATGCCGTAGCGCTGCAAGCGCACCTGCACAAAGCGCGGATTGACGCCAAAGCGCATGGCCAGCGCCCGCTCCAGTAATCCCATGTCGACAGCGTCACTGGCAGCAAGGTGCAGGCTGATGCCAGGGAACTCCGGATCAAGTGATGGGCCTCGATGGACGCGGACGTTGTATTCCGGGGCCAACTCCTCTGCGGCCGCACTCAACAGCCGACATGGCACCAGCAGCGAGCCCATGAACTCGTTGGCGCGCAGCTCGGCAAACTGCACGTCTGTAGCCGGTGCTGCCGTTGCAGCTGTGGGCGTTTTCGCCAAATGGTCGCTGTCCGGCGTGGTGGTACGGTAGGCGCGCTGCGCACTGGGCTCAAAGGCGTCAAACAGTCCCGGTCCCTTGCTTCCATCCATGATCCAGCCAGGGGCGTCGAACACCGCATGACCCAATTCGTGGGCCAGGGTGCTGAGTGCCAGCAGCTCGCTGAGTTTTTCGCCGACGGGAGAGACACACACCATCGCGGTGTCCGGGACACCAGGGTCATACTCGCAGATGCCGAAGACATGGTTACCGTCCTCGTCATGCACCTCACAGTCGGTACTGACCTCGAGCGCAAAGTCGATGCCGTTGATCTTCAGGCGCTCGATCTGGCGCAGCGTGTCGAAGGCAATGGCCGCCACACCACTCTCCACCAGCTGCTGGCGGGCAGACGCTGCGATGGCTTCGATCTCAACATGCTTGATGAATTTGGGGCGCTTGCGGTCGCAATGCCGGTAGTCAAGGGTTAGAACCGGCATTCACTTTTTCTCCGTGACTTCCCGACGGTACATCCGTACCACGTTGCCCACATCCTCGCGCATGTCGGGCGGCAGACGACTGGCCTCCACGAAGGCGTCGTCCGGGTCGATGCCCAGAATCTCTGCCGCCTTGCGGATCAGCTCGTCCTTGGGGGGCTTTTCCATGTTGCGCTCGATGCGTGACCAGTAGGCAGGCGAAATCTCCAGCTGACGCGCGAAGTCGTTCATCTGGATCTGCTTCTCTTCGCGCATTTTGCGAATGAAGTCTCCGAAAGGCATGGCCGTTTCCTAATTGCGTGATTTGTTAATTTGTCGATCATAGAGCGATCAGGTGCTCTGGTCAACTGTTTCGTAAACGCGCAATAATTTTTCGCCGATTACCCTGCGTTGCCATCCTCTCCGAAGGATCAAGTTCACTATCCATGACGGTTGCAATTCCCCGGAGCCGTCATGAAGAACCTCGAACTCGCATCTCCCACGGAGATGAGCGCCAGCGCCCGTACTGGCGAAATCGCCGCCATCCTTGCGGCTGCCATCGTCCGCACCCTTGCTGCGGATGAGCCAAAACAGAGAGAAGTTGGCCTTGGCTTCCTGCCCGACCAGCGCGTTCATACAACCCCCTATTAAGAGGAGAAGTTGTGATGAACGAGAAACAAGCATCCGTCGCGGCACGGATCGCGGAGCTGGCCTGCCTGCCGATGTCCGAGCTCTGGACGGTATGGGATCGGTATTTCCCGCGCCGCCCGGACTACCCCAACCGCACGCACGTCGAGTCCCGTCTCGCCTACAAGCTGCAGGAGGAAGCCTTCGGTGGCCTCGCGCCCGAAACCAAGCAGCGCCTGGAAGCCATCGGCGCAAAACACTCCAAGATCAAGCTGCGGGCCAAGCCGCGCGAGTTCGATTTCGCGCCGGGCACGATCCTGATGCGCGAATGGGGCGAGCGCGAACATCGGGTGACAGTCACCGCCGAGGGGCTGTTTGAGTACCAAGGGCGCAACTTCAAGAGCCTGACGGCGGTGGCCCGCCACATCACGGGCGCGCACTGGTCGGGGCCGCTGTTCTTTGGCCTGAGCAAGGGAGGTGCGCGATGAGCGAGATCGCCAGCACCAAGGCCCGCAAGCGCTGCGCCGTCTACTGCCGGGTGTCATCGGATGAACGGCTTGACCAGGAGTTCAACTCCATCGACGCGCAGAAGGAGGCTGGCCACGCTTTTGTGGCCAGCCAGCGATCCGAAGGGTGGATTCCGGTGGCCGACGACTACGACGACCCCGGCTTCTCTGGCGGCAACACGGATCGGCCGGGGCTGAAACGCCTGATGGCGGACATCGAACGCTGCCAGATCGACATCGTGGTGGTCTACAAGATCGACCGCCTGACGCGCAGCTTGGCCGACTTCTCCAAGATGGTTGAAGTGTTCGAACGCCACGGGGTGTCCTTTGTGTCGGTCACCCAGCAGTTCAACACCACCACCTCGATGGGTCGGCTGATGCTCAACGTCCTGCTGTCCTTTGCACAGTTTGAGCGCGAGGTTACCGGCGAGCGCATCCGCGACAAGATTGCCGCCGCCAAGCGCAAAGGGATGTGGATGGGCGGCGTCCCACCCCTAGGTTACGACGTCGACAACCGCCTGCTGGTCATCAACGAGGCCGAGGCGGCGGTGGTGCGCCGTATCTTCGAGGAGATGCTGACCATTGGTTCTCCAACCCAGATCGCCGTCAATCTGACTGCCGACGGCATCACGACCAAGGCCTGGACGACGCAGGAGGGCCAGACCCGCAGCGGCACGCGCATCGACAAGAAGTACCTGCACAAGCTGCTGCGCAACCGCATCTACCTGGGCGAGTTGTCGCACAAGGGGAACTGGTACCCCGGCGCTCACCCGCCGATCATCGACCGGGAGCTTTGGGACAAGGTCCACGCGGTGCTGGCCAGGGATGGGCACGCCCGGTCGGTGGAAACCAAGATTCGGTCGCGCACCGACGCTTTGCTGCGCGGCCTACTTTACGCCCCCTCGGGCGAACGGATGTACCCGACCTACTCGCGCAAGAACGGGCGCAAGTACCACTACTACGTGTCCAAGTCGGAAAGCCGGTTCGGGGCACCGGGCAAGAGCTACGAACGCCTGCCTGCACCTGAGATCGAGGCGGCGGTGGTGGCCCAGATCCGCACGGTGCTGACCAGCCCGGAATCCATCGCATCGGTGGTGCGCCACATCCAGCGCAACGGCGGTCAGATCGACGAGGCCACCACGGTGATGGCGATGGGACGGCTCAACGACGTGTGGGATCAGTTGTTCCCGGTGGAGCGTCACCGCATCGCCAACCTGATGATCGAGCGCATCGACCTCGTCCACGTCGGCGAGGTGCAGGGCATCAAGGTGAAGTGGCGGGAACTGGGCTGGGACGCCCTGATCGGTGAGTTCGCCCCAAGGGGCATCGGCGCGGAACTGGTGGAGGTCGAAGCCTGATGGACGAGACACTGGAAACCTTCGTGCCCCTGACGTTTCGCCGCCGGGGCGCGCGGCGGGTGGCCGCCGACGACCGTCACGTCCACGATGTGACGCTGCTGGAGGGGGTGGCACGCGGTTTCTACTGGCAGCACCTCGTGGACACCGGCGTGATGAAGAGTGGGTCAGACATTGCCCGGGCCGAAGGACTGCACCCCTCGGTGCCCAACGAGCTGATGCGTCTGACCCTGCTCGCGCCCGACATCCTCGAACTGCTGATGGCCGGACGGCAGCCCCGCCGGATGAACCTGATCTGGTTTCAGCGCAACCCGCTTCCGGTGGATTGGGAAGCGCAACGCCAGATCGTGAAACGCTTTGAGGAGGACGCATGAGCAAGAAGCACCGGGGCCGGTTCAAGGGTGATCCGGTCACCTATCAACTGCCGAACCCGGCAGGAGGCGTGCAACTGGAAACCTTCGTTCCCTGGACGCTGGTGAAGCGGGGGCTGAAGAAGCAGGTCATCACGCCCTTGGACGCGCCACAGGAATTCCTGTCCGAGGCCACCCGGGAGCGGGAGGCCCGGTCGGCTGCGCAGGACACCGCGTTGATGCGGGCGCTCGGACTGGCGCACCACTGGCAACGCCTGCTGGACGAGCAGCGGGCGACGTCGGCGGCCGAGATCGCTGGGGCCGAAGGTATGGACGTGACGCAGGTGCGCCGGGTCATGCGGCTGACGCTCCTGGCCCCGGAGGTCGTGGAACGGCTGGTGGGCTCGCCCGATGCCGTGCTGGAGAAAGTGATGCGCCGCCCCTGGCCCAACGCCTGGGGCGACCAGATGCGCGTGCTTGCGTCACCCGGGTGAGCGCGTCGCGCCCAGCGCCAGCAACCGCCTGTGGGCGGTTTTTTTGTGGCTACTCGGCACTCGGTCGCCACCGTGACCTGCCCCCATTGCCCGTACCAACGGATTGGAGAAGTCCGGGGTTGAAGGTTAATCGAAGTTTTGTTTCTGCTCACTGTCAGCAGCACCGCCAGCGCGCTGGCGGTGCTGCTGGGCGAATCGTGCCGGCGGGATGCGTCCCAGACTGCTGTGCGGCCTGACCTCGTTGTAATCCCGCCGCCAATGTGCAATGCACTCCCGGGCCTGTGACAACGATTCGAACCACTGCTCGTTGAGGCATTCATCTCTGAACTTGCCGTTGAAGCTCTCGATGTAGCCGTTCTGCATGGGCTTGCCCGGCTCAATCAGGATGTGCCGAATCCCGTTCTTGTGCGTCCAGGCCAGGAACGCCCGACTGGTGAACTCCGGGTGTAATCGGTTGTCAGTTTCCGCGTAAATCTGGTGTCGGGAAAAAATCGGGCACGAAATATGCCCTATGGGTCGGGCCAAGGGCGGGCGAAGCACACCCTTGACCCGACCCATAGGGAAAAAATGAGATTGCGCTACAAAGGAGCTCTGTGACCCTGGTAAACAGAATCGACTCGACACCATTTTCCGCCGCCATTTTTCAGCGGATTTACACCGCTGTTAACACCGGGCCATTGTCCGTTCGCACTGCTGCCGGGTAGCCACGGAACCTTGCCACTTGGTCGAGGACGCGGGTGACGTACTGGCCCGAGATGCCGTAGTCCACCGTGATGTCCACGGACTCCTTGCTGAAGTCATCCACCACCGTCAGACACTTGATGCGCCGTCCACTTGACAAGCTGTCCGATACGAAATCCATGCTCAGCACCTCGTTGATATTCCTGGCCAGTTGCAGCGGCACGCGCTCCTGCGCTGGGCGTTTGACTTTGCGGCGCTTCTTCACCGTCAGGTTGGCCTGCCGGTACAGCCGATAGATGCGCTTGTGGTTCACCCCCGGAAACTGCTGGCGCAGCATGTCGTGGATGCGCCGGTAGCCGAATCGGCGGCGCACCAAGGCCGTTTGCCTAATCTGTTCACCCAGGGTGGCGTTGAGCTCGCTGGGCTGTGGCGGGTGGCGGTAGCTGTCTCGGGATAGCCCCACAAGGCGGCAGGCGTGCCGCTCCGAGAGGTGATGCTGTTCAATCATCTGTCGGATGGCATCACGCCGCGCCTGTGGGGCTAGCGCTTTACCCCGAAGACGCTCTTGAGAGCGTGGATGTCCAGATGGGCTTCGGCCAGCAGTTTCTTGAGCTTGGCGTTCTCGCTCTCAAGCTCACGCAGGCGCTGGGCCTCAGAGACCTGCATGCCGCCAAACTTGGCACGCCATTTGTAAAACGTGGCCTGGCTGAAGCCGCCGCTGCGGCATAACTCGGGGATGCCCATGCCTGCCTCGGCCTGTCGCAAGAAGCCAATGATTTGTTCGTCGCTGAACCTGCTCTTCTTCATGTCCGTCATTCTCCTGGGTTGACGGACTTCTATCGTTTCCTGTGGTACGGCTGGTGGGGGGCAGGTCAACCGCTACAGGAGTTGCCAACCACAACCGACCGCCTCTAAACCCGCGTCAGCAAAGGAAGTAGCCTCGAGAACGCTCGCGTGACCACCAGAGAAAACGGAGAACAGAGAGGCGTCAGCGGGGGCGAAAACGCCGACTTCGCAGGCGTGGCGCTCGCGAGGCCAGGCCCGGAAACCGCGCCAACACTGGGGGAACGGGCAAAAAAAATCCCAACCGATGAGGGTTGGGATTTTGGGTATTGGTGGAGCTGGCGGGAATTGAACCCGCGTCCGTCAGCCTTCATCGAGCAGATCTACATGTTTAGCGGTCTGTTTTAAATCTCGCCATGAATATCGCGCAGTCGCACGCTACACCCACAGCCAGCACCCTATTTT